ATTGATCGTTCATTTTTGACATCTGGAGCAGTATTTTGCAATGTGGAATGCTTGATGCATTTTTTTAATACTTATAAAGGTGCTTTGAAAGATATTAAGTTACTGATTGATGTAGATGAAGAATATTTACCTACTTTTCCTCAAAATTTTAGTGGTGGAAATAGGACTGAAGCTTGTGAGACAGTTAGAAGATTAGCAGTGAAAAATCCAAAGATAGATCAATATTAATGAGTAAGACATATGGCGACAACAAAAATTAATAAACAGATTCAAAGTGTTATTAATGATATTAAAGCTTTTGAAAAGCAAGTTGGATCTTTAGAAGATCCTGATATTGAAATACAAAAAGATGTTCCTAGTGCTGGAACTTCAACTCTAAAGATTAAAATTACTTATTAAATTAAACGAGGTAAAGATTATGCACGGAAAAGTTATTCAATTTAAAGGTGAAATTTCTAATTTTAAAGTTAAAGATGGTATGGTTACTATTCAATTAGCTGCAGATACTAATGATATCGTGTTAGATAAACTAAATGAGATTGCTACAGGCCCATTAATGGTCAATTTAGAAGCTAGTCAAACTGAATTGATTTCAGAAAATCAAGAAAGTCATTAAATTTATGAAATCAGAACATGAAATTCAAAAAGAAATTCAAGTAGCTTTATCTCAACATAAGTGTACTGTTTTTAGAGCTAATGTTGGTAAAGTTCAAACAATTGATGGCCGCTGGTTTGATACAGGATTGCCTCAAGGGCATCCAGACCTGTACGGTTTTAGATGGGTAGATAATCAAATTTTCTACATTGAAGTTAAGTCAAAAACTGGAAAACCAAGACCCGATCAAATTCGGTTTCATGAATTTCTTGCATCCCATAATGTGATTCATGGAATTGCTAGATCTGTAAAAGATGCATTAATGATAGTAGATGGAGGGCTTCAAGGATATGGCTTTGACTAGATTTCAAAATGCTTTACTTTATATTCATAAAGCTGAAGAACGTCATGGATCAATTACACATACTCCTGATTCTGATCCAGATTTAATTGCTGCACAAAAATTATTAGCTGATAAGTATATTGAGCCTACTGATTTTGAACCAGATGAAAATGATTTAAAGATCAAAAAGCTTATTGAACGGGGATATCCAGCTCACTATATTTATGAAAAACTAAAAGTTGATAAACCTAGGGTGCTAAGAATAAAGAAAATTTATGGTTTGAATTATAGAACAAAGTTTAAATATAAAATTTCTTATAAAGGTAGACCTGATTTTTATACCTCATATGCTCAAGGAATATGTAATTATGTTGGAATTTCAAATTGTAGATCTCAAAGGGCAATTTTAAAAGCTGAAAAATTAGGATATACAGTTTCTAAAATATCATTATATTGGTGGGAGATACCTGATGAAGCAATTTATAAAACTTGTAATTCAGAAGTGTTTAAAAAGCAAGGAAATAATTCTTGGCTAAATAAGGAGTTAAAATGGAAATTTTAATTGATTCGTATGTATATGATGAACTAAAGAAACATTGCGAGAAAAATAAGGTGCCTATGTCAATGGTAGCCACTAAAGCTATCAAACAATATTTAAATGCGGAGTGATAGTGTGGATTTATTGCCCAAACTTAATGAACAGAAAACTTATGAAAATGTAACTAATTTTTTCAAGAGAGACTTAGAAAGAATTGTGTTGATGAGCGGAAGTCGAATGACGGATTTAGCTTCTCCTAATTTAAATGGAGCACCAGGTTCAAGCAATTTTAATAATGTTGAAATTAACTTGATTAATGGTTTAGATGCGCAAAATATTGTTAAGTCTGTTAATGATGCCTTGCATTATGGGGTTGATCCCGTTTCTAAAAAGATCTTGATTGGTCTTTATATTAACCATCAACGCTGGGTAGATATTCAGCCCTTAATATACCGAGAACATACTTCATTTTCTGTTTATCGTAAGCACGCTTTGATTTCTTTTGCATACTCGTTTGAAGGATGGCAAGTAAAGAATCATTGCGATAAAGTGATAAAACTTATTGAAACGGAATAAATACGTACTAAGTATGAATACTACCCGAATATAAATCAGGTTATTATAGTATTGTCGAAAAATTAAACGATGACTGTAATATCCTAGGATGATAAATGTGTAAAATGTCTTTTTCAATGATTTTGAGCCGATGCACACGGAGCAGGATTTGATACCTGCATCATCCTTAGTTACTGTTAAATAAAGTGATAATTGTAAGAACGGAATTAACCGTTCTTTTTGTTTTGTATAAATTAAGGCGGTGGTGATATGGTTTGACGATTAAGAAAAATAAAGAATACAGTGCTTTTTCAAAATTAGATAAAAAGCATCAAGAAGCTGTTAAGTTGCTTTTTGAAGGTGATTTGAAAGATGAAGAAATTGCTAAAAAGATTAATCGTTCAACAGTCACCTTATGGAAGTGGAAAAAAGATCCATTATTCAAGGAAGCTCAACATGAATACAGTATTTCTCAATTAAATAATGCTTTACCAGATGCCATAAAAGAATTACTTAAATTAATTCGCAATGGTAAATCTGAAATGGTTAAGCTTCAAGCGATTCAAACAGTATTAAAGCAAGCTGGTTTGTTTGCAGATAATGGAACTCCCGAACTTGATGCTGCTAGAATTCGTAAAGCTAATGCTGATGCTCGTGTTGCTGAAGCTAGAGCTAAAGCAATGGAAGATAATGGTCAAGACATGGAACAACTGCTTGATAAGATGTTAGATACTTTAATAAAGGAGGATAAGAAGAGTGGCAATAACTGATTTCTTTACCCCCAAACAAGTTGAAGTATTCCATACTTATAAAACTAAGCCGTTTAAAATTATGATTCTGTCTGGAGCTGTTCGGTCGGGGAAAACTTTTATTGATAATGTTTTGTTTCTTAATGAATTGAAACGAGTAGCAGAGTTAGCCCGATTACGAGGGGATAAACACCCAAGATTTATTCTTGCAGGTGCAACATCTGGTTCAATTTATAATAATGTGATTTCTGAGTTACAGACACAATTTGGTTTAACTTTAAAACCTGATTTTCACAATCATTATCATTTGTTCGGTGTCGATATTGTTCCTGTTTATACGGGGTCTATTTCAGGATTATCAAGTGCTCGTGGTTTTACTTCTTATGGAGCATATGTAAATGAAGCATCCCTTGCTAATCATGAAGTATTCAATGAAATTCAAAACCGTTGTTCACAACCTGGATCACATATTATTTGCGATACTAACCCTGATATTCCCACACATTGGTTAAAGTTGGATTTTATTGATAATAAAGACCCTGATTCTGGAATTGTTTCATTTAATTTCACGATTGATGATAATACTTTCCTTGATCCTGGATATGTTAAATCTATGAAAGCATCTAAGCCTAAAGGGATGTTTTATGATCGTGATATTTTGGGCTTATGGGTTACTGGTGAAGGTATTGTTTATCAGGACTTTGATGCAAAACAAATGGTTATTGATGATGATAAAATTCCTGAAGATCTTCAATATTATTGCGGCGTTGACTGGGGATTTGAACACCCTAATCCAATTCTTTTATTAGGGGACGATGATCAAGGTAATACTTACGTAATTCGTGATTATACGAAAAAACATAAATTTATTAATTACTGGGTTAAGATTGCACAGAACTTACAAGGTGAGTTTGGACGCAATCTTATTTTTTATGCTGATTCGGCTCGTCCTGATAATGTTAATGAATTTCAAGCAGCTGGTATAAACTGTATCAACGCTAATAAAAATGTATTACCTGGTATTGAATGTGTTGCACAGAAGATGCGTGAAGGAAAATTCTTTGTTGCTAAGTCTTGTTCCCAAGGTTTAATGAATGAAATCTACCAATATGCTTGGGATGAAAATACAGGCCAACCTTTAAAAGAAAATGACGTTAGACATAATGACCGACTAGATGCATTAAGATATGGAATTTACTCAAAGAATGTGAAAGGGGGCTTTATTCCTTGGACGTAAAAGCATTGAAGGAATTACTAAAAAATACTGGTACTCAACACAAAAGGTTTTCTGACAGATATGAAAAATCAATCAAGTACTACAATAATGAAAATGATATTACGTTAAGAACTAATGGAAAATCCATTGTTAAAGAAGATGGGAAAAAAGATCCCTTAAGAAGAGCTGATAACCGTGTATCTAACAACCTGCACCAGTTACTGGTAGATCAAGAAGCTGGTTACGTGGCTACTGTGGCACCACAAATAGATGTAGACAGTGATACGGATAATCAACGGATTAGGGATGTATTGGGAGATCAATTCGCCTTAGTCATTAATAAAGAAGTAATTGATGCTGCTAATGCTGGAGTAGGTTGGCTACATTATTGGATTGATGAAGATAATAATTTTAGATACGGAATTGTTACACCGTCACAAATTACACCTGTTTATGATACAACGCTGGATAATAAGCTATTGGGAGTATTACGTTCTTATAAACAATTAGATACAGATGTAGGTAAATATTTTACTGTACACGAATATTGGAATGATCAAGAAGCTCAATTTTTTAAAACCAAAGCTAGTGATCAAACTGTAATTGAACCCTTTAATAAGATTGTGTCATACGATACTACAGCAGGCTATGAGACGGGACAAAGTAACACGTATACTCATAATTTGGGGCGTGTGCCGTTTATTCCGTTTCCTAAGAATATTTATCAAAAACCTGATTTATTTAAATATAAAGGTTTAATTGATGCATATGACCATATTTATAATGGCTTTTTAAATGATGTATCTGATGTTCAACAGGTTATTCTTGTTCTTAATAATTATGGTGGAACTGATCTTAAAGAATTTATGGATACTTTAAGAGATTATAAGGCTATTAAGTTTAATAATGCAGGGAACGGGGATAAATCAGGTGTAGAAAAGCTTACGATCGATATTCCCGTTGAAGCCCGTAAAACACTTCTAGATTTAACGAGGGAGAATATTTTTACAGAGGGTCAAGGTATTGATCCTAATAAGTTTGAAACTACCAATGCTAGTGGAACTGCCATTAAAATGCTTTATTCTAATCTAGAATTGAAAGCTGCTAATACTCAAGCTTACTTTACTAATTCAATCAATGATTTAATTCGAGCAATTATGCGTTATTTGAATTTGAAAGATCCTGAGGGGCGTAAAATTACTCAAACTTGGAAACGTACTAGAGTTGAAGATGATCTTGCTAAAGCTCAAACTGTAGCTACTGTAGCAAACTATTCCTCTAAAGAAGCAATTGCTAGAGCTAATCCGATTGTTGACGATTGGCAACAAGAATTAAAAGACCAGAAAGAAGATATTCAAAATAGTGACGGTTTTAGATCGTCTCAGAGCTTTAATAATTCTGAAGATGAAGATTACGCAGAGGATAATAAAAACAATTCTGATAAACCAGAGCAGGCAAATAAAGAAAATAGTTAGGTAACTTCCTATGAAAGCACAAGATTACTGGAAAAAACGAGTTCTGTTAGCTAAACAGAAAGAAATGGAGTCTACTGCTGAATATGAAGTTGCGATGCGTTCTCGTCTTAAGGATCTTGAAAATGAATTTATAAAAGAATCAAAGAATTGGTTAAGTAAATACGCTAATTCAAATAATCAGTCACTAAAACAAGCGGCTCATTATTTGAATTCTATTGATACTTCTAAATTTGATATGACATTAGCAGAGTTTGAAGCAAAGGCAAAAGCTAGTGGCTATGAAAAAGAATTGAATTCTGCTTACTATAAATCTAGAATTGCTAGACTTAAGGAATTATATAAACAATATCAAAATCTAGCTGCTAGTTATGCTGATAGTGAAGAAGCTAATATGGCATTAGCGCTAGCTCAACGGTATCAAGATACTTATTTACTAGAAAATTACAATAGATATTTGGTAGTAGGTGGCATTGATGTTAACTTGGCACATTTTAATGAACAAGAATTAAAAGATATTGTTTACCAGCCTTGGAAGGGGAGTGACTTTAGTAAAAGAATTTGGAATAACTATACAAAAGTTATGCCTGAAGTTTTAACAGATGTAATGTTCCGTTCAATTGCTTTAGGATATTCCCATACTCGTGTTGAACAAATGCTAAGAGATAGGTTTCAAGGTGTGGTTAATTCAAATATTCACCGTCTTGTTGTAACTGAAATGGGACATGCTGCAGAACAAGCTACAGCTAAGTTTTATGAAGATTCAAAGATTGAGCAGTATGAATATCTCGCTACTTTAGAAAGTCATACCTGTGAACGGTGCGCTCATTTAGATGGGCGCATTTTTAGTACCAAAAATAAAGTTGAAGGTCTCAATTATCCCTTGATCCATCCCTACTGTATGTGCACTACAGTCCCATATATTAAAGGACTACCTGGCATAACTACAAGGTGGTCTAGAGATTATATTAGCGGTAAAGGTAGATGGATAAAGAATCAGCTTTATGCTGAATGGGAGAAGAATCGTAGGCTACATATTCTTACAGCTAACGAATGGATCCAAATGCAAAACATCTCTAAACTAGATGTAGCTAAATTCTTGAAGTTGCCTTATAACGTTACTGGCTATCTAAATAAACCTCCTAAAAGCAAAGATGTGCCTAAGACACTACAGTATATTAATGAAGTAAGTATCTCGGATTACATAGATAGGCGCTGGAATGAAAGACCAAGTTCAAAGCCTGAAGATATATCTACTCGAAATGCTGTTAAGGCTAACTTAATTGAACAAGCTAATAAAGTAGCTAAGTTAAGTGTCTTACCTACTGTTGAAATTAGAATGAGGGTCCATACTTCTGATTTAGAAAGTATTTTAGATAATGGTTTTAAAACTCAATTAGAGACAAAATCAAGTGGCGGTGCTTATAACCCTTCATTAAGAAAAGAAGCCACCGCAAAGTTATTCAATTTGTCCCCAAAGGAAATGAATAATTTAAAGCCTAATGAGTTTGAAAAGTACGGGTACTTATGGGACAATCGAGATAAAGAACCAGATTATAGTGTTTTAGACCCGTATGGTAGCACTAAGGTTATATTTAAAAATGAAATTAGAGATAGAATTACTTATTTTCATGGGGACAGTTTGGGTTTAGGCAAGTATTCATTAAATCAAGAGTTGAATAGAGCCGCTAAATTAGGTGAGCCCAACCCATCATATTTACGTAGCATGTGGAAGTTTAAAGCAGATGATGGGCTAAATATGGGTCAAAAGCTATGGAGAGACCCAAATAGAAAATTGAGTGATGATTATACTAATATTAATCAGTTCTTAAAAGACCCAAGTAAGTTTTATAATGAAGCACAAATTCATGGCTCACTTACTAAAAAAGATATTGAGTTAATTATTATATCTAAAGAAGAATTGACTAAAACATTACAACAAAAACTAAAACAAGACGGTATAAAATATAAAGTAATTGGAGGTAACCATGATGATTAAATTATTGGCTAAAAACGATAAATATTATGTTTTTGCGGTTGATTATTATTTTTATACCGTCAATAGGTCAACTGGTAAAATATTACCTCAAGAATAT